CTGAAAAAGTCCCCGATACCACCGAAGATATTCGAGAAGAACCCACCGACTTTTTCCTTTATCCAGTTTCCCATACCGCAGATACCGTTCCATAAGCCCTCGACAATGCTTTTTCCTATGTCAAGAGCGCCTGTCAAGGCGGAGCCTAACCCGTTAATAATTGCTCCTACAATTTGCGGAATTGCTTCTATTAGCTTGGGAATAGCTTGTATTAAGCCTCCAATGAGGGCAATTACTATCTGTATTCCTGCCTCAATAATCTTGGGAAGATTATCAATCACTGCCTGTATAATAACAGGAATAAGGTCTACAACCGCCTGAACGAGTTGGGGAATCGAATCTATGATACCGTTTATCAATGCAAGCAAAATGTTGATTCCCGCTTCAATAATTTTGGGGAGATTATCAACAATTGCCTGCACAATAACGGGAATAAGAGCAACTACTTGCTCCACGAGCTTTGGGATTGCGTCCACAATGCCTTGAATAAGTGAAACAAGGATTTTAATTCCTGCCTGAATGATTCTCGGCAAATTATCAACAATGGCAGTGAGTATTTTTGTGACTAGGGTAATTGTCGCTTCTACAAGTTTTGGAAGCATATTCAAAATTCCGTCAATCAGCGACAGGAGAATTTCTATTCCCATATCTATGATATCCGGAAGCATATCTGATATCGCTTCCCAAAGCTGTGCAATAAGCTCTATCGCAGCCTCTATAATTTCCGGTAGCATTTGAACAATGCCGTCAATCAGCGACTGGATTATCTGTATTCCTGCTTTTATCAGCCGTGGTAACTGCTTCGTAAGCTGAGCCACAAGCTGCTTTATTAAGGTCAAGACTGCCTCGAGAATTTTGGGCAGCGCCTGTAAGATTCCCTCCACCAGCTTTTCAACGATTTCCACACCCGTTTCAACAATCTTCGGAAGTGCGTCGATTATTGCGGTTAGAAGTTCGTCGAGCAATTCTACAATCGCCGTCAAAATATCTGGTAGCGCGTCTGTAATTCCATCCACTACCGCCATAACCAGCTCTACGGCTGCGTCTAAAATGTCTGGTAGCGATTCGGTGATAATATCAATCAGACGAGAAACAATATCTCCTACGACCTCCAAAAGCGCGGGTATCATTTCTTTTACGGATTCTATGAGCGAACGTAAAACCTCTGTAACTCCGTCAAGCAATTTGGGGAGCTTTGATAACAGACCGTCTAGGATTGCCAGAGCTATATTTCCTGCAAGTTTAAGCAGTTCAGGCATCGCGTTAGCTATTGCGTCAATAATTCCGCTGAGAACTTCAACCGCCCAGTCAACAAGGGGGTCTACATACGATAGAACTTTCTCAACCAGCTTCGGGAAAATGCCTGAGATGTAGTCAACAAGTTTCGGGAGAAAATCTTCCGAAAAGAATGATAGCGCGGTTTTCCCGCTTTCCTCGAATCCGCTGAAAAAGTCCGTGAGAGTTTTCCATACCGGACCGAGTAAGCTATCGCCACCATCTAGGAACGTGAAAAAATCGTCCAGTAACAAAAGTGCTACGGAAATAATCGTAATCAATTTGCCTATCGGACCCATTTTAATAAAAGCCGCAAGACCGCCCAAAGCCGCCATAGCGACCTTAACACCGCCAGGTATAGCGTCGAAAACTTTCTTGACCGCTTCCAGCATTTGCGCTCCGGCTCGGATAATTGTTCCGCCAAGCTGTACTACCCAGGACAAGGCTTTCCCTATCTTGTCCGCCCAGTCGGGAATATTCTTTTTTATCTTGTCGTTAAAGCCCTTTAGGAGGCTTTGAATTTCCTCCATAGGCTTTTGAATATATTTCAAAAAACTGTGACCGACCCACTGTAAAGCGTTTGTCGCGGTCTGTTTCAGCGCAAGCACGCTTGTCGTGATTTCCCTTACAGCTTTCAGCCCCTCCGTGTTATCGGGGACTTTGAGGTCGGCGGCGTTTTCTTTTAACTCATTAAACTGTGCAAGGAGCTTGGGGTCAAGCTGAACTTCCTCCAGACTTTTCCCCATAACGTCCAATGCAGACTTTGTTTTGTACGCTTCATCGCGGCTTAAACCGAACTTTCTCTGAAATGCGGTCAACTCATCATCAGATTCTGCGAGCGATGTAGCGAACTTTGCAAGCCCGGTTGCAGCAGTTGCAACAAATGTAACAACCGCTGTTCCCGCAAGGGCAAACTTCTTAACAAACCCATTAGTGAAATGTGACACCTTGCTATCTGCGTTATCCATTGACGTTTTCAGCTTCTCGCTCATATCGTCTTTAAGCCCTAACGCAACAAGAAATTCTTTCAGTATCACCAGTTTGCCCCCTTTATGTTAATTGTTGTTGCAGCCGTATGGCTTCCTGCGCCCGCTTTTCGTTTTCCGCAGAGACCTGCGCCATTTCGTGATAGTCCGCTAAGTCGTCCAGCGTATACGTCCCGTCCCACAATTCGTGCTGTTTCCAGTGCTTTGACTGTACGGGCGCAAATAGATAATTGTCAAGGTTTACCGGCTCTGCTGATATCCACTGAACAGGGGACTCATAACGGAAGTCAAGCGGCTTCCGTCGAAAAAATCCCCGCAGCTCCACATAACAGCTTCGCAAGTCAGCCTTAATACGAGAATAGGGTCGTACTCCACGCCCTCGACGCCGTATGTTCCGTTGCTGTACATAACAGGCGCTTCTCCGGCAGGAAGAACCTCTGAAATGTTCTGGAGGGACTTGGTTACGATATAATCAAAGTCCTCACCACTGACCTTTTCAATTGCCGACGCTATCGTATCAAGTGATATGTTGCCGACAACTTCGGATAACATCTCAGACGCCGCCGAGCTGTCTTTTGCGGTACCGTCTGCCCCGTCCTTATTTAACGCAACAGTCGGTTTCCTGCTACTGATTTTTGTTACAAGCGGGACGAAGTCCTGGAAAATCGGTATGACCTTTGCTAAAATAAGCTTAGCAACTTTCAAGCCGTCCATTGCCGTATACTTCTTTACGACAAACTTTCTGCCTTCAATCTCGATGTTTTTTGCGACTACTCTTGCTTCCATGCTTTAACCCCTTTCACATGCCGGTTATTCTCTGCGCTAAGTACGCAAAAGAAATCTGCTGACCGGTCTGCTGGAAAGCCGTATCGGGGGACTTCTGCGGAGATACGCCTGTGCAGGTTATGTTTATCCCCTGTTCCTTTGATACAACGGATATCACCGTTTTTGTAAACTCGCTCGACCCTGCTGTGTCGCAATACGAGTTGAGTTTCCGTAAAAACGCCGCAGCCGGGCTTGTCTGCTGTACTGCAATTGTAGCTGTACCATTGCCTGCTCTTATCTTGCTTGTCATGACAGAGCCGTCCGCCGCTAAATCGTGAGACGACATATCATTCGCCTTTGCAACGGTGATACTTCCCATTCCTGCGCCGTTAAAGCTAAAGCTACCCACAGAGGGGTGTGATACGATACAATTCACGTCCTCAAAGGAGTATGTACTGTAACTTACGGGATTTGCCATTGTTTTTTCCTCCTTATTATCTGTTCACGTTAAGCTGGATAACAACGCTGTGGATAGCTCCTGCGAGCTTCAGAGCAACGTAAATAGGTGGACACACACGAGCGTCCCTGTCTGCCGATGTCTGGCTGTCGATTGATTCGGACATGACCTGATACCCCTTTTCGATGGCGTCGCCCTGTTCGATATCCATAAACCCAGAAGCAGTCCAAATACCGGGCGCAAGAAATCCGATTTTTACCGCATTGTCGAGATCGGGCAAAAATGCGTTGATGATAGTCGCTACGCCTGCCTCGGTCTGCGGGATTTTGGCGGTTTTGCTGAGAATATCCATTACGGAAAGCTGGATATAATTTGACAGCATATCGAGGTTTAACATTTCGTCAAACCAGGTTCCGTCAGCCATAGTACCCTGTTCGAACATGTCGTAGGTCGCGCCTCTGTTGACGTAGACATTTGCGTTGACTGCCTCCGCGTCCGATACCTGGGCTTCTGCCAACGGATCGGCTACTACTCCGACGAGCTTCTTGAATTTCAGCGTAAATGCGCTGTTTGCAAGACCTGTATTAGCGCCCATCGCATAGCCGGTGATGGCGACTGCCTTGTTTACATCATCGGAGAATATGCCGAGTGTGCGGCGATAGCTTTTCGCTTTTAGCTCTCCCAGGAAAGTGAGATTTGCCAAAGCGCATACCATAACAGTATCGGGCGTGGCGCTTTCAACGGTAAGAGCTGCAGCTTTAAGGTCGTCTGCTGTTGCTGAAACGACTTCCCCTGTTTCCCCCTTTTTCCCAAGAGGAACACAGCCCCACCATTCCAGGTTAAACGCTCTGCAAGCTGCAATAGCCTCCGCCAAAGTCTCTTTTGAGCTATCCCAAAAGCCGATAGCGACCTTGCCGGGGTTAGAACTCTGCGAGAAATAAATCTGCGCTGCCTGGTATTCGGGCATATCAGACGTGAAGCCGTCCTCTGTCATAGCCTCAACGCTCGAATATACAGCTACTCTCTTTTCCGCTGTCAGCACTTCGCTGTCGCCTATCAGCAGTGAAAGATTAAATCCCGACCGCGCCGCAGAACGCGGAGAGAGATTAACAATGACGTCTACAACGTCCTTTAAGGGTAATACTGCCATACAATTAACTCCTTTCTACTTTGTAGGCGTAAACTTGACGGTAGCTTCGTCGATACGACCTACTGTGTCTGCTCTTTCGACGCGAACAGTTGAATAAAACGTTGCGGTAAGGTCGCAGCGCTCTATCCAGCGAGTGTCGATGATTTCTCTTGCCGGGATAAGCTGCGGAGAGCCAACCACAAGATAAATCTTGTGGTTGCGCAACAACTTCTTGCTATTTTCTCCGTACAGTCCATCGCGTATTTTTCGCGCCTTGTCGTAGGAATCTATGCCGTAACAAGAAAAAATTACGGAATACTCCTCGGTGTACTCGTCAACCTCCGTCAGCAGTTCACTTTCCTCCGTGCTTTCATAGCATATATGGTGCTGATTTCCGTAACCGTCGTTAGTCGGATTTACGGTAACATAACACACACTGCTTCTCGTGTCGTGCATGGGTGCACTTCCGGTCGTTGAGCCTGCTCCGTATGCGAGTCTGACGGTCGAATTATCATTCGATATCCCCAGAATTTCCCGCGTCACTTCCAGAAATATGTCCTCCGCCTGGCGGAGCGTCAGTATTCTCTCTGCCATTGTTGTCCTCCTTTAGTGACGCAAACGCTCTGCACCAGCCTCCGTGGTGCCAGGGCATAACTTGTAATACCTTGTATAATCTCCCGTCAAACTCAATTTCATCAGAAATTTGGATTTCCTCGCTTTCCGAAAACTCCTTTGTGATATAAAGGTCATTCGGCTTTCGAGTAAAGAATTTCATAATCCCGTGTTCCGCGTCTCCAACATGCAACTGCTGGATTTCGCGAACGGAAGCGGGCTGAACCGCACCGAAGAAATTTAACGATTTAGGCTCGCTTACTTCAAACCGCCCTTTTACCCATTTCCCCGTTCGCCTGTAAACCTTGTACGGCACGGCAAAATCAGGGTCGGTTATAAGCTCGCTTACATCAATCATTATTGCACACCGCCTTTACTTCACAATGTATGTGATTGATTTCCGCATTTCTCCTGTGTCGATAAGAGGTCTTGAGGACTTTTTCCGCGCTATGGTTTTCGCATTGTTGGGTTTCCAGCCGTTGCTAGGGTTTGTGAACCACGCCTTGCATTTGCCGGACGCGTACATTCCTGCTCTTTCTAACGCGGGAACAATCTCCTCTTTCTTTCCGCTTGTCGCGGCGTCAACCGCTTTACCGAGCATTTCTCCGATACGCTCCTTGTCGTCGGCGATTGCCGGTTTTAAGACAGGTCGTGCGGGAATGCCTCTTGCAGGGCTTCCGTTCGTGTGTATAAACAGCAACTCTGCATTAGTGGCTTTACCTCCCTGCCTGCTACTCTTTTCCTGCGGAACGCCAACAAGGACCTCATGTTTTTTCAGCTCCGCTATTGACGCCTCAACCGCTTTCAGCGTTTCATCGGTAGAGATTAAATTAGCAAAGAATCCCATAGAACACCTCACCATACATACATGCCGCCGCGCATATAATTTTTCGCAAGCGTGACAAACTGTATACCGTACTCAGTCGTCTTCCAGTCCGCCCAGCCATCTAAGTCAGCAAGTGCTGTCGAAAAGTCGTAGCTTACGCTTACGCTATCAACAGACTTGCTGGCTACAAGCCCTTTGGTTTCCGCCGCCTTTATTACTCCGACTGCTCCACTATCAGGGTCTGCACTCATAGTCCTTAAATACAGAACCAGGAAATGCGCAATAGCAAGGCTCATACACACGCGCCAAGCGTCGTGGTATCTCGTTTCCTTGACAAAACTGTCTGCGAATGCTATGTACATATCCGTAACAGCCTGGGGAACAAGGGGCTTATCATCTGCTCCCCAGAACTGCGGATATATTTCTTTAAGGTCGTCAGCAGTAAAAGGCGGATTATCTCCGCCTTTTATGTTCGCCGCTCCTGCAATGATTGCCGAAGCGGGTACCCCGCCCGTCACTTTTTCCCACCGCTGTCTTTCTTAGCGCCAGGCTGCTTGGAGGGCTTGCTATCGTCCTCCGCCTCCTGATCGTTATTAGGCGAATTGGTGGGTTCGTCCTCTGCTTCCTGCGGCTTGCTGTCGATGGCGTTCTGGATATCGCGGTCGCTCTTGCTCTTGATTGCGGTAATAATGCCGTCCTTGCAGCAAGCTTCGAAATACCAGTGCTTCTCAACCCAGCTAGGAATGTCGCCGATAAATCCGGCAGGCATTTCCCAGGTTACCTTGGCGTTATCGGGATTGGTGAAACGTACTCTTTTTGAACACTTAACAAACATCTTGCTTCCTCCTTAAATACCGTCCCAGTAGGTGATGGGCTGCGTATAGAAGAACTCAACCTCCGAAAGATTAGCCATATAAATGCTATCGTAGGAGAGCTTGTCGGTGTTTGGCGCTGTCATAGTCCTTGCAAGAGGAACAAGCTCCTCAACCGCGACAAACTTGTCGTTATTCACATACGCTACCATTCTATCGGTACCGCTTGCTCCTGCGCCCTTACAGAATGAGGTTGCGCCGATAACAAGCTCGCCGCCGTTAAGAGTTGCAACGTTGTTTTCCAGAAGGAACTGCATGATGGTCTTTTCGGCAAGCTCGGATACCCTCTTGGTCTGTAACAGCGTGTACTGCTGATAGGGGATAAGAATGTGGTTTGGAATAGCAGAGAGGTCATACTCTGCTGCCGCCCAGCCTGCCGTAATCGCCGCGTTGATATCTTCGAGGATTTCGTCGGCGGTCTTGTCTGCCCACTTGGTCTTGCTCGCTGCGTTTGTCTTAACACCCTGAGTTACAACGTCGGGGTTGTTGATTAAGCCAGTTGTTCCGTAGGTCTTAAAGCCGGTGTAGACGTTCATTTCCTGGTGCTTATCGTAATTAAGGCGTATAGCGTCCGTCAGGAGCGATTCAAGACTTCTACCTACTATCTGTCCCCTCTGCATGTCAACAAAGGGAATGCGTAGAGTTGTGGTATAGATGTGAGTACCGAACGTTTCCTTACCAAACTGTGCCTGTACGATGTTGCCCGTGTTTGCTCCGGCTGCCGATATCGCTCCGTCGCCGCTGCCGTTGCTTACACCGTAATCAACGTCCATCTTTGCAATGGTGTCAATCCAGCCGCCGCCGACTCTTACGCGAATGTCACGGGGGTATGTAACGCTTGAAAGCGGTTCGGAAATCTTCGGGTCGAGCTTTTCAAGCTCGGAAGCAAGAAAAGCGTTTCCGTTCGCGATAGCAGCGTCGTTCATGTTTACGGCTCTTGCTTTCATAAAGCCATTCGCCGTAGCGGAGGGCGAGAATACCCCGCCGTCAAATGCTTTCATTTCTCTGTACTTCATTGATTATCCTCCTTACGCTCTGTTTCTTGTAAGCAGAACAAGCTCGGCAACTCCGTTTACGTCGGCAGACCCGCCCCACTGAGCGTTAGTCAGCTTGACGCTTTTTTCGCCGTCAGCGACAGCCTCAAAGTCGCCGATATTCTTACCGCTCTCGTCCGCAACTTTTCTTACGTAGACATCACCGCCGATTACAGGTTCTCCCTGCGAACAGATTACGGAAACACTGCCGCGCTGAATAACCGTGACTGCCTCTTTCGGCTGATACTCGCCGCCCTTGTTCTGGTTGATATAGTCAAACGCAGACTTATGCTCGCTTCCTGCGACGCCGACGAACTTGTCGGCGGTAAAATCTCCGGTGATAGGGGTAACGCCTCCGGTACTGTCTGCCATAAGCGCGGAGCCAAAAATGATATTTACCTCCGCATTGTTCGGTCTTGTCACAGCGATAAGGTCGGGATTTCTTGCGAAATTCCCGGCGAATCCGTGATTTAACGATTTCCCGATTACTTTTCCAGCCATTGTGTTAGTCCTCCTTACTTCTTGTTGATGTGCGGGTTTCTCGCGTCGTACGCACTCTGACGAGCCTGCAGGTCGACCCTCTTGCCGCTGTCTACCGCCTTTGCTTTCTTGCTCTTGACGGTGTTAATGGCGGCATAGCTGTTCTTCGGCGTGCTGGGCTTAATGCCGTAGCTCTGTCGAATAATTCTCGCCATACTGTCAGCGACGCGCTTCTTCTGCTTCGGGTCTTTAATACCAGCGACAGCCTTTTTCGCGTCGCGGATAGCCGACTTAATAGCGGCTCTGTCACCTGCCGAGGTTGTTTTCGGAGCTTCCTCCTCATCGGTGGCTTCTTCGTCAGCCGCTTCCTCGTCACAGCTTTCCTCATCGTCAAGAGCAGCACCCTCCTCGTCGGAAGCTTCCTCGTCCGCCGCTTCTTCTCCCTCGTCCATTTCCTCAACGGGCTTTTCGGCGGCTTCCGCTCCGGCGGCTGCTTCGACTTCTTTCTCCAGATCCGCGAGAGGGTCTTCATCAGCTCCCTTTGCGCCGGCTTCGAGCTTGTCAAGACGTTCAATAATGCCTTTCAGCAGTGCTGTAACATCTTCGTCTTTCGACTGCTCGTTCTTTTCGGAAGCAGGCGCTTCCTCTTTTCTTTCGGGTGCAGGAGCGGGAGCCTGTTCCTCGTCGCTTTCCTCCTGCTTGCTCGCCAGCTCCTCCATAAGCTCGCCGACGACTTCCGGGTCTGCGTCCTGCGTAACTATTCCCATAAACTTTGAGAATATGTTCTGACGCTTTGTGTTCTTCTTCGCCATAAAAAATTTCTCCTTTCGAGTAGTATTGGCTGCGCTGTCTTTTATAGCAACGTCTTTCCCGGCTCTGCCAGAATCGACGAGTGCAACATGATTGCCGCGAATGTTTTTTTGGTATATCTTCCCGCCTTGCTCCACATATTCGCATTTGTAGCCGCAAGAGATTTCCCGCTTTCCATCGTTCACTATTTCTCCGATGGTAACAGGGTCGGTGACGATAATATCTGCGAGAATCTTGTCAGAATCTGCTCCGCTGCCGCGACGAACATCTTTTACAAACCCCCGCTGGAGGTACTGTACGTTCTGCGTAGTGACTTCCTCGGAGGGGTGTTCATCGGTGAATATAGTCCCCTCAAAAGACGCTAACGTTATGGGCGAGAATACCTCGCTTTCCTCACGTGTAACAACAACGATTTCATCTCTGCGTTCGTCTTGCAAGTCTAACTCGCTTCCAAGATACTCCTGCTCCCCGGTTCGTGCTATTGGTACATTTTTGCAGATAAGAAACCCGTTCGGCGTTTCGGAGATATTTGGTGACAACTTTGTTGCGAAATATGCTCTCATTTTCCGCACCACTCCTTTCTTTATACCGCTATCTTCTCAAACTGCTTACGGCTCATTGTACGGATTGCTCCATTGAAATAAACCTTTGCGGGGAAATCCACATAATCAATGTTGACTATGGGTTCGGGGTAACAACGGCAGTTGTATATATCGCCTGCGTGATACTTTCCGGCGCTTTTCATTCCTGCTAATGCTTCTGGGCTTGGTGGGTCATTCCAGTTCACGAGAACGCCGTTCATCTTGGTGTGTGAACCTCTGACGCGCTCATCTTCTGACGTTCTCCAGATATACCAGTCTGCTCCCAGCGACGCGGCTCTTGCTTGTATGAGAGCTGTTTGGGTTTTGCTAACCTCAGTTCTGGCGATTAGTCTTAAACGGGATTTTGCCGTATCGGGGAACCTTTTCATCAAGTCGTCGAGAATATCGGTTGACCGTCGCCCTTTCAGTCCCTCGTTAGCTATGTATGATGTGAGCGTCTGTGAGATTGATTCCGGGAATGTCTTTATAAGACTCGCATTTTCTTTGACTTTAAGCCAAAAGACGCCGCCGTGAGGCTTTTTCAATTCCTCGTGTATCTGCTTATAAATCTCACTTCCACGTCCTGCCTTTGCCGCTGCTTCTCGCCAAGTATTGCTACTGCTTTTGTCGATTTTCGCTGTAAGGCTGTACGCAAGTCTATCGCACCAATCGCTAAATTCCAGCGTTTGTGCATATCGCTTCAACAGCCTCATTGCCTCCTGCGGAGTTTCGGCGTTGCTTACAGCCCTCTGCATTGTCGTAACAAGCCCGTTCATAGCGTGTATAAAGCGGCTTTCCGTGCTTTTGTTTGGGTTAGTTTTCATTCCGTGTCACCGCCGTTGCTATCCGCTTCTGCGTTCGGATTGCTTAACACCTCCATAATATCTGGCGGCTCTCCGCCAATTCCGAAGTCTGAGTCTGCTTTTTCTATATCTTCGTCTGTGATGTTGTTCCACATTCCCGTTGCTCTTGATGATTCTCTCAATTCCTTGAGAGCTATCTGTTGTGAGATAATGCCAGCCTGATATGTTGACACGATTGCCGTAGTAGTCTGCGTGAGGATATTCTTCTTTTCCTCCTCGCTAGGTCTGCGGACAGGTTCAAACTCAAACTCCAAATCATCTGGTATCGCGCCGAACTCGGATATGCACATAACTGGTAGCAGTCTATCTAACATCGGTCGAAGCGTCGCTTCCTGCTGCTCCTCAATGCTGTCGTAATAGTTAGCCATATCGCTTTCACCAGTAGCGTTCATTCCGGCAGGAGAACGTCCGAATAGCTTGGTTACGGGGATTGCCGCTGCGCCCGAAATATCGAGCATAAACATCTCGTATATATCAGACAAACCGCTGAATGAATACTGATGTGTTGTGAACACGTCTTTTGGACCGATAACCTGCATACCCTGGCTACTCCTCATCCAGTTCATCAGCGCGAGCGTTTGATACAGGTCTTGGAGTGCGCTAGGGTTAAGTGTTCCCAATTGGTCGAATCCGTCCATTTGGTATACTTTGAGGTTCGCCGAGAAAACAAGCGCGGCTATATTGTAGCTTGTGTTGTCGTACTTTTTCAGTTCAGAGTAAACGTGTTCAAGCTCACTTGTACCCCAATATTGCTCTGACTGCTCCTCAATATTAGGTAAAGGTCTGCCAATAAACCGGATAATGCGTGAGTGGTGTACCCTCACGCCAAAACCAAATGCCTCATCTGCGACTGTATAATACTTTGGAAGTCCGAAATCAGGGTCGCTTATGTTTTCAACAAGCTCTGCACTCGGAGAAATCCCGCTCCACCTGTCTACGACAATCAATCCCTTAAAACTCCCAGGCATTATGAGGTCATAATTGAGGGGCTGATCGAGCATATCTTCCTGACCCTCAATGACGATAACCGCCGCCGCGCCGCCATACAGTCTGCCCCATTTCAAACCCTCAAGCACCTTTGCTCTTACCGCCGTTCTTGCTTCCAGACGCGCGATTTGTTTTTTGCTCTGCGGAGAAATCTGTGACTTTATACTGTACCAGTTCTTCGTCATATCCTCCGCGACAACGTCCACAATGCGCTTTACTATCCAATTCTCGCGATAGAGCGCTGTAAGCGTGTTATAATCAGCGGTGAAATTAGTCTTGCTGTACTCGGTGTATTCCATCAGATTAGGCGTTCCGTATCCTAAACGCGCCAGCGGATTGCTGAACGCGTCTGTGGCAAATACCGGAGGAACGCTCTTGGAATGGGTTTCGGGAGTTGCAACAGTAGTTGAGGGCTTATCACGCGCCCGTGCCGCACCATTACGTTTTCTCTTGCTCATATACTCAAGTCCTTTCTACTCAAATCTTCTCTTGCGATATACGACGCTTGCTACAGCTTCTCTCAGCGCTTCACAAGCCGCCGAATTTGTCTTGACGGGCTTCTCCACGCCGCGCTCTGCCGCCTTTTCGTCCCATATATAGGTTTTTAGCTCGGATATAAGCTTTTCGCAATCTTGGCTGATAAGTAGCTTGTTCAGAGCGAACATTGTATCAACCTTTGATATACTTTTTCTCAAATCCTCGTCCACCACTCTTATGCGGTAGCCTCTATTTCTCAGGAGGTTCTTGAACGCTTCCGCTTCTTCGTTTATGGTGACATACACAACATCTTCTGCACGACCGGCAAACTCCTCAAAGTCTGCCAAACACTCGCTGTCGGAGAGCCTGCCTGTGCTGTAATACTCGCTCTCCACTCTGGCTATATCTCCATCGTCGAGGATTTCAAGATATACCGTAGGAATAGCAGAACCATACCCGACAGCAATATAACGCCTGTATTTATTGGGGTTACGACTGTCGGCGGTTTTTCCTGCGTATGTGTTTTCGATAACATCGAAAGCCGGGTAAACGAGTTTATCCCTTTCCGTGATTTGCACTAGCTCGGCGAACGCGTCGCTCGTAGCGTCTACCATATCCTTGAATTTACTGCTCGGGAAGCTCTCCAGTTGAGCAAAGTATTCATCGTTCCAGTTTGCTACCACAACGTCGAAATTTCCAGCCTGCCACTGCGCCGCTGCTGGTTCTGCTCGTGTCTCCTTGCTTCCTGTCACGGGTAGTATTCTGAAATTTAGTCCTGCGAGAAGTAGAGCGAAGCTTTGAGCTTGAGCTTTTCCCGCCTGACCTGGGTCTTGGGGCAATCTGACTTTGACGCTCCCGTATATAGCATTATCCGTAATGGCGGTGCGCTTGATGAGCGTTCGCACATCACCGGCTGATAGTCTTACGTTGATAACATCAATGACAATAAATCTACCGTCCGCTCTGCGTCCCATAAGGACACCAGCGGTATATGCAGACTCACCGCTCTCTGTTTCGGAAGTAGCTGCCAAATCCCACGCACGTACAAACGCTGTAACATCTTTCGGTACGACGGGTAACATGTTCCCGACTTGATTTCTGTTAAAGAACAGCCCAGCCGCACTCTTAATTTTCCAGTTACCATACAGCAAGCGTTCACGCTCAACAAGCGGTAGAGCTTCGAGGTTCGCCAAATAAGATGGGTCTAGCTGCATTAGCAATTGGTTATCCTGCAAAGTGCTTGCTATAAAAGTGAAAGATTTAATTGACCAGGGTTTAATACCCTGCTTAATTAAATCCTCCCTCGTGTCGCCCCAAACTATGACTTCGTTTTGACGCGCCATATATCTGATTTTGCCACTCCGCCCTTTAACCGGGTAGCCTGTTTCGGGGTCAATCCACCATTCAATGAGTTTCGCGACCCAACTATCTGCGTCCGGATTGCATGTTGCCCTAACATACGGCTCAACGCCGCAGGTCGAACGGTTTCTAGACAGCATATAAAAGAACTGACGCTCCGTGAAGTGCGTCAGCTCGTCAAAACCTATAAATGTAATCTGGGAACCTTGCCAGTCCTGCACATCTTCGTCACGTCCCAAATAATCGAAATACAGTGTGGATTTATTTGAGAATGTCCAGTGATACTTTGGACTCTTGGCGCTGACCGCGCCTTTTATCCCGCTGTATATGCTCACACTTGAATCCCAAAGACCTCCCGACACGGAAATCTGCGTATAATTGCGTCGGAAAATCACTGCGCGATAATCCTGCGTGTTCATGTATCGCAACGGTTCCATGAGAAGTGCAAATGTCTTTCCGCCTCCGGCTGCTCCGCCATACACGGCTATATTTGCGTTTGTTGACAGGAATTGTTCCTGCGGACCTCTTTGAGGCTTGATTACCCTATTAGCCATTATCCCCATCCTTTTGAGGCAGATAAATATCGACCGTTGTTTCGTCGATTTCTTCCCGGCTCTGCTCCAACGCCGCTACTCCCATGTTTGCGCGCTCCATCTCTGCACCAAGCTTCATAAACTCCTTTATGTCTTTCGGTGACAGTGACTCAATCGGTAAACTTTGCAATGCTTCGTATGCTTTTTTTTGAAACTGCACAGCCATTCCAATCTGCCGCTTTCGCATTGCCTGGAACGCTTTCTTTTCGGATTGAACCTCCTTTCTCTTTATCTCGTTGTCGTAATCGCGTGCGCGGCTCACCCAATTCCACTGACTACTCCACCTGCCCAAAAGCTGTGTACTTTTGTTCAACTTTTGTGCAACTTTTCTTATACTCCGTTCTTCTCCCAGTTTGCAGTAGAGGTCAAAGGCTTCAAACGCTTTTGTGGACTCGCCTGGTTGACGTTCCCAAGTGTATTCACTCTTCGCATTTCTCGCCATTATCCTCCTCTCCTTTGACGGCGTATTTATATACTACGTCGCCGTTTTCGTCGCGTCGAACAGGGCGCAATATGCCGCCGTACCCCTTTGCCGGACTTGTTGCCTTGCCGGGACTGTTCCAGTTGTCTCTCAAAAACTGCGCCATAGTTGTATCGTATTTCAGCGCTCGCGCCTTATTGCTACCTGTGTTATATCCTGCTGCTTCGCACCACGGGAAGCCGAAATACTTGTTTATTCCGTCCGCGATATCGGAGAAATGCACTTCCCCTTTCTCCCTCGCGGTGATGATTGCCTGACCTATGTTGCCTTGCTGGCTAACTCCCCATTCGGGAGGCACGCCACAACAATTGCAAGCGTCGTTGCATTCACGGCAAAAGGCGTCGCTCACGTGAAATCTCATACCCAGACTGTGTACGAAATCTCTCATTTCATGAATTATTGGAGCTTTTATTGCTCGGTTCAGCCTCTTGTATCCGCTCTGCTTGCTGTTGTCCATATAGAACTTGTGGATATCAAATCCACATATCTCACTCATCTTTGCGTAACGCTGTTTGAGGTCGTCGTTAGCCCGTGACTCCATACAGAAAAATTCAGTCGTCACGCTATCTGCTCCGGCTTCGTGTGCCTTTTCTATAAGCTGCTTAAAGTCGGTTGATACACCTATGATGAATGGGCGCAAGCGGAGCGTTACGTGTATTCCTATATCCGCGAGCCGCTTTATTGCTGCTAAACGTTCCTGCGGAGAGGGTACGCCCTTTTCCATTCGCCGAGCCTTGTCTGGGTCGGCGGTGATAATTGAGATTTTGACGTGCCAATTATGAGTGTGCTTTCGGAACAAGCTCATATAGCGTTCGTCCTCTGTCCACCACGCCGCCTTGGTGCTAAACGACAGCGGGTAATCTATCTTGTCGAAATACTTCAACAATTCCAGCGTCGTTCCAAATCTCCGTTCCCACTCGTCGAACTCGTCAGCAAGTCCACCCCACTGCATTATGCGGCGGTTCTGTATGTACGGGAAGAATTGCGCCTCACACTTGGAAACGGCAGAACGGTCATTCCGCGCTGCTGCCTCGAATAAGTTTATTACTTTCTTAGGATTTACGCTTCTCGGCAATCCGCCTCCGATATACCCGTCGAGCGTATGGCTCTTTTGGAAATACGAAAAGCAGTAAAGGCAGTTGTACGCGCATTTGCTGTATGTGTCAAAGCTCATTGGCATAGAGCAGTCTGGTGTTTCCATGCTCCAGCGCGGTGAGCCGTAATCTTGCTTTACTTTTTCCATTTCAATCCTCAATCCTGATTACTGTCGTGTTTGTACCCTCTTTAACCTGGTTTTCAAAGCCGTTTTCCTCAGCCCATGATTTCGCAGCCGCATTGTTGTCAAAGACGAGTGTTACGACCCAACTCCCTCCGAGTACCTGTTCTTCTGGATCGTCGTCCCAGTCGCCGTAGTCGTCGGTATCGAATTCAAGGTCGTCATTGTCTGCAAGCAATACTGCAATCTCCTCCGGCGTAAATCCTGTTACGCTTGCAACCTCGTAATCAAAGTCACGGAGCATTTTTTCCAGCTTGTCGAAATCCCACCTGCCCTTGATTTTGTTTAAGGCTACATTCAACAGTTTTTCGTCGTGTTCGTCCAAATCGACTACGGAGCAGGGTACTGTTTCATACCCCAGATTTTTCAGAACAGCAAGCCTTTGATGTCCTCCTACGACATTACGTGTCCGCTTGTTCCACACAATAGGCTCTGTGTTCCCGAACTCCTTGATACTTCGTTCCAGCTTATCCCATTCAGGCATTCCCGGCTCTAACTCTACTCTCGGGTTGTAGGGCGCGGGGTTTAGCTCCTCGATTTTAATCTCCTGTACCAAATTCATCGCCCTCCATTTTTATTGTGATATTGTGGGAAGTCCCATCAAATTTACGTTCCTGCCCTCTGTCTTTTAGCCACTTTTCGGCTGCTTCCTTTGACGGAAAAGAAAAGAATATTTTGAAATCCTTTTCCGGTTTTTCGGACTTCTCCTCTTTCGGTTCGCTTTCTTCTCCGCCGTCCGAAACATCCGAGTCGTCCTCATAGCTGAATGCCGGCGGAGTGGTTTCCTTTCCGAAAAGTCCGTCCAGCTCCTCTGGCGTATAGCCTGTGAACTGGATATCTTCGTCCGAAAACTCGGCAAACAGTTCTTCTAATTTTCCGAAGTCCCATTCGCCGTCAATCTTATTGAGCGCAACATTCAGTAGCTTCTCTTTGTCTGCGTCTACGTCTATCACCACGACCTCTGTTTCGGTCATACCCATTTCTTTGAGGACCTTTAGTCTCTGATGTCCGCTGACGAGGTTACCTGTAGTGCGGTTGACGATAAGCGGTGTCGCTACACCAAATTTCTCCAATGAGTTCTTTAAGGCTTCATACTCCGCGTCGCCCGGCTTTAACATTATGCGAGGATTGTATTTTGCGGGCTGTATATCGTCAAGTCTCATTACCGCCGTTTCCATTGTTTATCGTCCTTTCCCCTTTTTTAAGGTTATGCAATTATCTTTTGATGGGTCGATGTTAAATATGTCACCATGCTTGGCTTTCATCAAACGAAGCATGTCGTTACGCAAGTTGCTCTGACTGCTCCACAGTTCGTGGCAACCTCCCTCTAGGGTAAAATTAGCTTTAAGCGATGTGTTGATTGCTGTGTATCCGTCGAGCACTGGGTGTGAGCCGTATTTTTTTATTACTCTTGCTTCAAACTCCGGGTCATCGTAGAGTGTAAAAGTCCTATCAAAACGGAGTGCCGTATTAAGCAGACCGTATAAGCCAAAGCCGCACAACTTTATTCGGTGACAGCCTGCCTGCATATAGAATGGGTTTGTCACAAGGTTAAGTCCGAATGCGACTGTACCGTATAAGCTCGCTGCGGAAAATCCCTTTTCTATCACCTGGCGAAGTTCCGCCCACGTCTCGATTGTCCGAAGCTTCTTTTTGCCTGTTACGCGTTCAATCGTAAGAGCCTGCACTTTGTCAACATCATCTTCCATAAGCACCAGTTTCTTTCCTGCTGGAAAATGGTCGAGAAGCGTGTTTCTGTTATCTGCCACACACTCCCCCTCGCGGTATATGATTTCATTAACGCGCTCCGCTACACCAGCCTCTCTGTATTTGTTTAAGTCGTCAAGAGTCTGCACGGATAGGGTTATATGTTCTTTCGGCGCTCCAATTTTTTCGAGGTAGTCCAGCGTTCGCTGCGTTTTTGCTCGCTTGTAACTTGGAATGCAGATTTCGTATGCTTCGCTCATTTCAGTATCACCTTGCCTTACAGCGTTATTTTTTCGTCGTCTTTCAGAATGAGCTTTACTTCGTCTGCTCTTGTAGAATGGGGGGCGAGTATATCGGGGTACATTTTGCATAGCCGCTCCGCTGATTCCTTGTTTACTCCCGATTTCCAAACCTCGTGACAGCCGCCTGAATTCGTGCGATGGCGCGGCTTGATTGTCAAGAAGTTATATCTTATTACATTTCCGCCCGCCGAGAGAATCCGGGCGCAAAGCTCAATATCCTCTTTGGTCTGGTAACTTTCATCAAAGCGAAGATTACTGCCTTTCACAAATCCGATTGCGGTATTCACAGTCGCTTTCAGCGAAATTGTGCGTGACATAAAAAACGCATTATAGACGGGGTAAAGCCCGAGGAGTTCGGCTCCTCTCTTTTTTGCTATTGCAAAGCACCTGTTTATGTTGCTCGCCAATTCTTCACGAGTTTTCAGCGGGACGAGTTTTCCTCCGCGTAAAATACTTATGGTGGAAATGTCATCGTCCAACATCAGAATGTTTGTCGAGCCTCCGAAATGCTGTAATATGTTGTTGCGTGCCCTTGCCACTCTATCCGCTGCAGCGAGTACGATATTAGCTTTGCTTTCGTACCGCCTGTACTGCTCCCTGTCAGCCGACGTCTGGACAAAAATGTATATTCGCTCTTTCGGAACGCCCAAACTTGAAAAGTATTCCAGAGTTTCCTGCTTGTCAACTCTCTGATACGACGGTATCGCTACGATGAAGTTCTCCATTTGCAACTCTCTTTCTCAGTTCGGTTGAGCTTAAACCATGTGCGCGATTATTGTAAAAGATTGTTATTCCGCGCTCTTCGCAGGTTACTTTACCTGTAAAGTCCTTTCCCATGTAATCCTCGCCCACAAACCGTATGTCTATCGGGAGAGAGCGTAATGCTAAGTCCAAATCGGCTTCACCGCCCAGTGGTATAACTTCGTCAACAGCTCTGTGCGCCACAAGCTGGGCATATCTCTCAAACAGAGACTGCACTGGCTTGTTTTTTTGCGGTCGGTCGGTTGTGGGGTCGGCAATAATACCAACGTACAAATAGTCACAATGCTGCTTACATTCGTCCAGCATTAACGCGTGTCCAGCGTGAAGTAAATCTCCAACAACTGATGTAAATCCGATTACCATTTCTCCGCCTCCGTCTTGCTAATGTTCTCCAGTTCCACCGCGCTCTTTTCAAGAAATTCGCTCGGACGAACAGCTCTGTCGTCGATGTAGAACCCTTTTCGCCCCGCCCACGGTTTTCCGTAATGGATTTCGTCATAGGGGATTCCCCATTTATCGAGCCATTCCAGGAGAATTTTTGCAGTGTTTTTGTTTATAAGTCCTATATTTCCTCCGTATGTCCTCATGTTTCGGGAGGTGTACAGAACAATTCGCGCTCCGTTTTCTTTGTAATAGCGCATTTTCTCAACCATTGGCTGATATGGAATTAAATCCTCATATCTTTCCTCCGGCTTTTTTATTGGGCAGATTGTTCCGTCTATGTCAAAGACAAGCGTGTATTCGCTGAACATAGTCATTCTTCTTTCGACGTAATGTCAATAATTCTGTTTAATATCTCTATTCCTGTTCCCAGCATAACCATTTGGCGTCTTACACTATCACCATGGAGCGGTATCATGCTCAAAAACAATAAAGCCTCGATTAGCTCTATGTTTTCCTGCTCATCGCCTATCACATAATTGAGAGTAGTTCTAAGAGCGTTGAATACATCTCCGGTCTTTCCGTCGTCGTGTATCTCATAAGTTATCGTCGCGTCGGCTGGACTGTAATTGACCGAAAATCGGTCGCCGATTATGTAGTCGTACTTCCCATCAACGCTGTGAAACAGTTTAGCTAAGTCGTACCGGCTGTCGCCGTATATATCAAACTCTCCGAAACTGCCTCTGGGGTCTATCAACTTGGCGGCGGTGAAGTCGTCGTTTATCATAATGTTTGAGAAGCAGAAATCCCCATGTATAATTGAAAAGTTTTCTGTTCTGTTTAGCTTTCTGAGAACAGTCTGCTCCACCTTTTTCTCAATTTCGGCAAGAGGTAAATACATCTTTCCGTTTACGGTTATCGTGCCGTCAAAGAAGTTGCTGAAATCGGAGGTTCTTCTTAGCTGCTCCAATCTGCTTAACGTCTTTGTGAGGTACATTCTCTGCATTGAGCAGTATCCCTTTCTGCTTGTGGTAGAGTATTCAGAAAACCGTTTAAGAATTTTTCCTAGACACTCAAAAACTTTCTTCCAGCTTTTGTTGTCAAGGCTTCCACACAAAAGAAGCTCGTGCAAAGTGTGCCACTTTATGTATTCCATAACAACATACGGCTCTTTCGCGTCAACTGAGCAGCTCTCTATGTTGGGTATAAGGTCGCGAAACTCGTTTGGAAGCTTGATGTACCACTCAATTTCCTGCATTAATTTTTGGCTATTGCTGCTGGTTTTGGTAACAGTTCCTCGGTTTTCGTTTAGCGCAATGCGATTAAACTCTCTTGCTTTCACTTCAAGCTCTGCCAACGGTTTCATCTCCTTTTCAGAAAACAAGCAAGCCGCCCACAATTTTACTCGTGGGCGGCTTTTTGCCTCTCAATACATTTTTTCCACTTTATTATAACATAGGCGAATATGCCCTGTCAATGCCCGATTTTTGCCCTCGCGAACGTCACATGTTTTCAAGCGCTCCTATTCCGAAAAATAGGGTAGACAAATCAGCGACACAGGCGTCGATGTCTTTGTAAACTGTTCTTTCCCCGATGTTTTCAGCAAGCGCAATCTCAGTGACTGTCTTTGATTTCGGCGCCAAATAAAGGTCGTGCAGAACTCTCCAGCGGCGCTGGCTCTCAGACTTTCCAGACTGGTTACATGACGCCTCGTAAATATCCAGCATTCTGTTGACGTGCGTCATTATAATTTTCGTTCGGACACAACTCTGCTTAATGCTCTCTATATACATGTCGTCGTCATAAATACCGCTATTCATTCGAGCGAGAATTTCCGTAAAATCTGCGCTGTTTTCCTCCGCGCTGTCAACGTCGTAAACTGCGTTTTTGTAATGCGCCTGCAAAGTCCGGTAATTTTTTAAAAGCAGCTTGGTGTTGTGAAGTTTACGGTCTAGCTTCTTTTTACGGTATTTGTCCTGTTCTCTCTCTATGGCTTTGACTGCGGCGGCTGCTCCTACTTCTGCACCCGCCTGTGCCCCGATTGTTGCTCCCAGATTTAGCGCTGCTTGAATCTTCTCCTCCAGGTCGTTCAGCTTACTTTCAATAGCCGTGTTCACAGCCGCCTGCACAAGTTTCTCAATATCCGCAATGTTCATCTTTAGCCTCCATGATAAAATTTCTTTCGAGCGTCAGCTTTCGATTTAAGGGTAGCTAGGTGTTGATGGTGCTGTTCCCCCAATCCTCCACCATTGCCTCAATCTGTTCCTTTGGAAGTGGGATAATGCCTACAGACTCCGCGTCCGCTTTCACTCGGTCAATAAGCCGTGCCATCTGCTTGGTGTCGTACATGCTCGAACCGTGATACGCAAATACAAGCTTATACCCCGGTATCTTGCTATCGTCTATCACGTCACAGAACCAGCCAATGCCGTGCGACTCCCATATCCGCGAGAACTCCTCTACGGCTATCGCTTTTATAGGTAGGGGAGTGTACTCTCCCCCCTCCCGTATGTTCCTGCGGTATACTTCCTCTTTGGTACAGCCCACCACTTCCGCAATCTCGGTGCATAACGCCCACATATAGGCGTTCGCTTCCAAGCTGCGTTTCTTCCGCCGCCGTGTGATTTCAAACTCGCCAGGCTTGAACGGGTCGTTTTTAAGTGCGAACCGCAGAGCGTCGGTATGGGTTGTTTTCAAGATAAGCTCGTCACCGCTTATCTTAAAGCCTTTTATGTTCAAGCTATCACCGCTTTCTGAATATCTGGTCTTGCTCATTCCAGTCGGGATAATGAGATTTTAAGTAATCTGCGAGGAAGTCGCGCATATCATTCCTGCCTGCTCCGTCAAAGCTCCTATGGCAATCAATGCAAAGGCTTATGAGGTTTTGCGGCACTCCCTTTCCTCCTTGTGTTCTGCTTATAAAATGAGCAAGCTCAATAGGCTTGTCAGTTCTTCCGCAGTAAACACACCTGCGTTCGTCCCGCCTGTGAACTTCGTTCCTGCTCCGGCTGCTTATATCGGTGTTCTTTTTACGCTCAGTCATTGGTGCCTCCATTGCGTTTCAAGGCTTTTTGAGCAGGCACAGACACAGTGTTATCGGTAACGCTGCCAAGATATTTGTCGCAACTTCGGCAATAGGCTTTGCCATTGTAAGCTCTGCTCTTATATTTCAGCCCATCATACAGGGTTTCATTGTCTGCCTCGGCACCGTCAAAACACTCGTTATAACGTATCACGCCATAGACGTATTCTTTGGTGTAGTATTCCGAGCAGCCGCAATACGGGCACTCGGTTAAGTTAGAAAACTTCATTTTCCCATCGCCTCCACATAGCACCACGACTGCGGCGGCTTTGATATCTCGCAATCCTCCCATTCACAATAAGCTGGTTCTTCCAAGCTACTTGTGCAATAATACTTACAATGCTCGCAATTGTGCGAGCACGGCTTTTCAAAAAGGCTCAATTCTTTCGGCTTTTCGTAAATTTTCAGATTGGAGATATGCCAGCCCCAAAACGTCTTGCAGAATCCCTCGCCGATGTACGCCTTAACATCATCGAACGTCATGCAGCACGAACGGCAGAAATCACAATCATTGGGATTGTCTGCTTCGTTTGAGGTAAGCACTTTGAAATCTCTGCGGTCGTCGTCATCGGGGAAATCGGCATCGCGAAATATTTCTCTGATGTCCTGGTAAAAGTCATCAGTTTTGCAAAACTCGGCTTCGTACTCGGAAATACTGTCGCAGGTGAATTCACCGATGACTTTCTGTTCGTTGCCGTTTGAATACGGCGATAATGTTTTAATGAATACCGGCTTTCCGTGATAGATTGTGCCGTAATCATTATCGCCGTCTTTCATTACATACATCAACAGGTCTTTGCTCTTAGACTGATATATGTAACATTTAAACGGCGTATCGATTTTCGGTCTGGTTTTGCGTACCTCAATAGTTTTCTTGCCGCTTGCGATAAGCCCGCACCATCGCGGCTGTATGCTTAGCAATACTGATTTATCATTCATCAACGTCTGCCCTCCTGTTACGCAACAAGCGATGCCGCAATCAGCGCTTTTGCGTTGTCTGTAATGAGTAAATCATGATATTTGCGGTATTCGATATCCCATGCGTCAGCAAACTGGTTATCTCCAGGCGGAGTAATTTTCACACTGCCAGTCTTAGAAATCGCTATGGGTGCGGATTTCGGACAGATTATCCAGTTGATAGGTTCTGCGCGAATGGCAGGGAAAAAACCGTTTGCGTCAAATATATATTCGGTTTGCATTCTTTTCGACGGCACCGGAATAATTGGGATACCATTGATGGATTTCACGAAAAGCTCAAGACTGCCCTGCCTAAACTGAAAGGGTTTGAGTTTTGATTCACCGGAAAGCACAAGTTTGTCGTAAACCGGGCGGCTCATAGCAACAACTATGTCGCCATTGCCATAGTTGTTATCGCAAACCATGTTGCAAACCTTGTCCAACTGGATAAGTAGAGCAGACACGACTGTATCCTTACTTGGAAAGTAGGTCTGGCGAATACCAGCAGCCGCCGCCAGTTTTGAGTAGCGGTAAGCGTCAATCTCAGGAATAACATGAGTGCGCTGGAACTCAGCTGCGGCATTTGCCGCAGCGAATCCGAAGCCGCTCTCGTCCACGTCTATTGCGTCAATGCAGAAACGTCTGCCTCTTTCCTGGGTGAGCGTAAATGTCTCGTAGGTATAGGTGACTGCACCGCCGGAGTACCCCGCGTCACGGTCGTAGCTACCCAGACCCTGGAGTAACATCTTAGGGAGCTTGATTTCATTCTCTCCATTGTAAATCTCCTGGGTCACATTCTCCTCCATCCAACCGGAAGTCGCTCCCTCTAACGCCTGTCTGTCAAGCTGATTCTGCAAATTCTTTTCGAATTTCTTAATGTTCATTTCAAATCCTCGCTTTCGTCTGCTTTATTTTGCCGCACTTCTCGCAGCGCTGAAAGATGATAAACCCTGTCGGGCTTTCACTCCGCTTTCCGTCCGGATATGCGGAATATATCTTGCTGGTACCGAGCACGGTGTATTTATGCTTGCAGAATAACATGTCACTTACCTCCAAAGCTGAGAATTGGCGCATTTCGCTTCTGACCAAAGTTCCAAAAATGTGCTGCTTTAGCTTTGGCAAGCTCTTTACTTGGTGCTATCCGACCTCCCATATTTATCAGGCATTTGCGGCACCAAATGTTGCATACCCACAACCCTGACAGACGCGTAAACCGCATCGCCGGCTTACACCCGCATATCGCACATTTTCTCCTCTTGAATATCATTCTGTATCACCCCACTTTATAGCCTGACCGCAATGGTAACAGTAATCGGCTATGCCTGTTCCTGCAAATCCGTGTCCACAACAGGGGCAAGAATAAGCGCTTGTGTATCTTATGCGTTCTTTGCGGTTTTGTATAGGTGCCTTAGGTATCTGCTTTTCGAGGGCTTGTTTTGCTTTTTCCAACCATTCAAAGTCAAATGATGTTAGCCGATACTCTAATGTTTCATCATAATGGATATCGGAGGATAAAACCTCGTCTATGTTTCGGATTGCTTCTTCTACGGTCATTCGGTTTCACCTCCGTCCTTTGTTCCGAAAACCTTTGCAGCTTCTGACGGGCTTTTAGCTTTTACAAGCCCCACATAGTCACAGCACGAGCATTTCACAGCATATAGCCTTTCCTCTGCATAGTAGGTTTTAAGCCTTGTACCGCAGATTTTGCAGCGTATATCTTCGGGCGTTCTCTTATACATTGCAGGAGCGCAATGCGCTGCGTGTAACACCTCATCAACCCTCATCTTCATCTGTATCGCCTCCGTTCCAGCCAGCGCGAAGCTGACAGTTTTCGCATTCCGGCATATCCTTACCAGTACACAGCGGGTATGGATTGTTTCCCTCCGGCGTAAAGCATTCAGGGTTTGTATTCATGATGTTATCACCTCCGTCCATATCGTTTTCAGAAATCTCATGCCAGGGTAGAGGGCAGTCCCTGAAAAAATGTTCCCTCGGCTCGCCCTCGTCAGCTGCGCCACGCTGGCATTTGTGCTTTTTCATGCTATAGTAAGGGCATTCACCGCAGCAACCGATTTCAATTTCAATGATCCGCGCCATTAGTTCCACCTCCGTTCATCAAAAGCTCAGGATTATCATAGATGTTCCCTATAACAATCATCTCACTGCGCTCAAGGTAAAATTTGTTGAGAGGCATAGTCAGGTTAAACGGCTCAAGTTTGCTAAGAGGGTCAGCAGTCGGAATAACCTCGGTGTGCCACCCCACAACATTTTCAACAGCCTCAAATGTTTCGAGTTCAATTACATCGAACTCGCCCAAAACAACCTTGCAAATATCTTTCGGGTTGTTGTGGCACATCACAATATCACCGTTGCAGATGGTTTTTCCGCGCATATCCGTGAACCCAGAGGGTTCACGTCCAACGCGAACGACGTCACCAACAACAGACTTCTCAATAACTTCGTTTATGCCTTTCCGAATAGGAGGCATTACATCCCATGTGCTAAAGACATACGCCAGCTTCTTTTTCAAAATGCGCCTTGAAAGAAATATATCACTCATTCTGTGTCCTCCTTATCTTCATTCTCCGGCGGTTCTTCCTTGCGTTCAGCATAAAACTGTTTCCTTTTGGAATCATATGCTTCCTTTGCTGATTCAACCTCTGCCTCCAAGCGCAAAACCTCAGCAGACACTTCTGATTTCACGCTCACTCTTTCTTCATAACGGAACATCTCGTTAGCAAAGTTGATCGCTTCTGCAAAACTAGAGACAAAGCTTTCTAAAGCTCTTTGCGCTTCAAGCGCTTTGCGGGCTTTTTTCAACGTTTGGATTTCATCTCTGCAATACCAGCGCATAGCTCTTCGGGTATCTGCCGCCTTTTTAGCTCGTTCTTTCTTTTCCTGTTCTGCTTTCAGCCTTTTCTCCTCAGCTTCTTCGCGCCTAAGCCTTTGAGCAAGCATATCATCAACCCATTTATCCATGTCGGTATCATCGTCAAAGTCGCAGCACGGTGGTTCTATAGGTTCTCCGCCATAACAAACAATACCACCAGGGCAGAGTTCGTTCTCCAGCAATGGGCACCCATCACAACACTCTTGCTGTTTGAAATATTTCCAGAGCATTACGTTTCTCCTTCGCCAAATAATTCCGGGTTGTCGTAGATGTTGCCGACGACCTCGAACTCTAATCTAGCGCATATTGCATAACGTATACCGGATTTCGTCTTGCAAGCATAACGTGCCTCCTCTGACCAGTATATTACGCAGCCTGTAAAGGAACACGAACGTGCTTTCACATGCACGATATCCCCCTCGAAAATCTTCACACCGTTGCGGTCTGTCAGCCCGGTGAACCGACCGACGGTGTTCGGGTCAACACCAACCCATACACCCTCATCATCAAACACAAAATGCTGGTAAGTGTTGCTGCGGCGAGAGTACCAATAAGAGCCCTCTACCCACTCGCCGTTATTCACACGCTTCCCGCGGAAAAGTATCTCACGCGTCATATCACTTTACCTCCGTGTTTATACGACCGTGTCTTGTTGAACTCATGTTTCTTGGATATCATCGCGCCGATATCAATGCCGTACTTTCCGCACATATCCAGTATGCGGATAATCACGTCAGCCAGCTCGGAGGGAATACCCTCCGGCTTGCCGCCATCGCTGTAGTAGGTTTCGTCCGGCTGGTGTCCCTTGCGGTATTCCTCCAGAGCTTCCGAAAGTTCCGAGTGGCAGAGCGCTATCAGTTCAGCGAAGCTGCGCTCCTCGTCCCACCAGCCGTGGTTTACTGCGTTCTCGTGGACTTCCTTTGCGAAAACTCTCATGGTTCTGGTTATTAATGTCCTCATTCCTGTGTTGACCATATCAGTCCCTCTCTTCCTTTATCGTTATGCCAAGCTGCCTGCCGAGCCACTTTAAACCCCCTGTTGTCAGCTTGTGATATATGTACTTTTCGCTCTGCGATTTGGCGATTAGCCAGCCCGGTAACTTGTTTAACAGCCTGTTTCCGGGAAAATTAGAAGCGAAAAAGTTACGATACGGTCTGTAAAACGCATTACCATGTCTGTGGTATGGTCTTTGGCGGTCAAGTCCTACCATGTGTTTACAGAGGTCGATTACTTTTGCAAGCTCTTCTGGGGTAAAATCCATTTCAATCCCCATATCTATTCCCATTTCGCCGAGTGCAGTATCATGCTCATTGCACCTCTTTTCAGCCCAGTTTCTGGGGTGCTTGCAGCCTAACATACCGTCAGCGTGCTCTATTCCGTATTTGCCCTCGCATTCGGGGCAAACATCATCTTCGGCAATAGGGCACAACGGGCAACAGTCACATCTCATTATTACTTGTTCCTCCTCTCATAGTCTGCTATGTAGCCGATAACGCGCAAAGCACAAGGGATAGCAAGCGAATTACCGAGCATGCGGTATCTTGCTCCGTCGTTGTCAAGTCCGTTGAACCAGCGTACCAACTGCTTCTTACCCGGTTCTTTGCTGCTTGCTTTACCTCTGACGGATTTATCAATCAGAAAAACTGACTTGTAGAACTCGTAATCTTCGTCGCTCATCTCCGAGATTTTCGGCAATGCTGTCCAATCATCAGGATAGCCTTGTAAGCGTTCGCATTCCCGTGGAGTCAGCCTGCGGACTATCCATTTAAGCGTTAGATATAGTTTATACATCACCGCGCCGCAGAAGTTAAGAGAAATACCACCATTCTCCTTTGCCTGTAATGTTGGGAACAGTTCTTTGTTCTCCTTGAAATTCCTGCAATCTATGCCGTAAGCAACCGCTTGTTCGAGAACGTTACGGTCTATCGTGTATATTACAGCCTGCTGGTCGTGCATACAATCCAATGCATAGGTCAATTCGTGGAGTCCAGTATTGTTTGATTGACCGTTTCCGATAGCGTATACAACATCGGCGTTCTTTCCGGTTGTTAAAGTCGGAGATTGTTCCTCCCGAAGTTCAACGCCCGCCGCCGTTATACTGTTCTGACCGTGAAATCCTGCTGATTGAACAACAAGCGTCGTATAGTCCGTGACCCGGCTGTTATGGTCGCCCGTTATCGTCGGGCTTATTATCCCGTCGCCATTTCCGCGCGCGTCATAACAAGCATTTTGAATTATAACTGCTGTGTTATTTGCTCCGCCATCTCCCATTGCCTGCAAACATGGGTAAACTCCTTTGGGGTCGAAAATTCTTTTGCTTTGGCAATCCCACGGAGTTAAACATCTTGCGTTGTCTGCTCTAGCACCGTCGCCCCCTTGCGTACCATAAAGCAATGCATTTTCTTTAGCTACTGACGGTATCATCCCTGCTCTTAATGTTGGTGCGCATTCTTCTTGATAGCCTATTCCTCTGGCTTTGGCTGAATTTCTGTCCAAGAATCCATTTGCTCTTGCAACGCCTTTTCTAGCAACGGTGGTAGAGGTTTGTGACGATTCCTTGCGCGGCGCAAGATACCGTTGCACGCTGTCGCACTTAAAAAGTATTTCGGCGGCACTATCGTTTCCAAAACTGCCGATAAGGTAGATACGCTTTCGACGCTGGGGGACTCCCCAATATTGAGCGTCAAGGAGTCGCCAGGCTGCGCAAACTCCCCCCCCTCGTACCACTCCTGCTTTTGCCCATTTTCCAGATTGAGGTACTGGAATTTCGGTCTTTGTGATTTTTTCGAGCACCGTTTGAAAATCTCTGCCACCGCGGGAGTTGAAAGCTCCCTCGACGTTCTCCCAAACAATGTAAGTTGGATAGCGTCCATATGTTGCCTCTCTCATCTCATAAACAATTCTTATCGCGTCAATAAACAGCCCACTCCGCGTGGTTTCGTCGCTACCGTTATCAACGTGTTTCAAACCTTTTCTTTCGCCTGCGACCGACAAGTCTTGGCAGGGGCTTCCGAATGTTATAATATCCACCGGCGGTATCTCCGAGCCGTGCATTTTGGAAACGTCACCGAGATGTTTCATATTCGGGAATCTCTGCTTTGTGACTGCCACGCAAGCCGGGTCGACCTCCGCCGCCCATATCGGAGTAATTCCTGATAGGGTTGCGCAAAACGGGAAACCACCTATTCCGTCGAACAGGCTTCCGAGTGTGAGTCGTTTATCGCTTTCGGTTATCATTTGACTACTCCTTTCCTATAACCATTAAGTTCCACTTGACAAACCTTTCCTCTCATGTTATAATGAGAACGTGTAATGTGTTTTATTTTGTTGCCGCATGAGTGATTGCAGTCGCTCGGCGGCTTTTTTTCTGCTTCCAGCGCCATATCGTGGAGCGCGGGATTTTCAGCACTGCCTGAATTTCTCCGAACGTCATACCGCTATCGAGCATTCGCAGAGCTTTTCGCTTGATTACTTCGGTGTAACCATTTCTGCCGCTGCGGTCTTTTCTGCGCGGGATTCTCTCGATTGCGAGCCAGTTCTGGACGGTGGTATCGGCGCAGCCTATTTCTTTTGCCACCGCTCTAAGGCTCAGTCCGCTTTGATACAGCATTATGGCGCGCGTGCGCTCTTTTGTGGTGTACACGTCTTGCCCTCCTTTTCTTCTGCGGGAGCAGTCCTCTGAACGACCACACCATGATAATGCAGATGATTGCCACGACGATGTCCGCGCCGTTCATGCGATAGCCTGTCAATCCGTTCAGCGCGGAAGCTATCCAGCGCAGATGGAAGCCTATCAGCGCGGCGGCTGCATAGGGTATGTACTTCTTCATTCTACCACCTCACGCGAATATGAGTCGGTACCGCTCAACTTTTGCAGATTCGACGAACGTCACCGCACAGTAGAAATATCCCTGATCGCAGTATGTCGGCGGAATAAGACCGTATACAGGATTGTTGTTGGAACTAGTAGCTGCTCCGTGGCGTATACGTGTCACGCCGCCCTCGCCGGGTTTGAACCACTCTGCCAGCCGGTCTGCCGCAAATTGAGTCTTTGTCAAGATTACTAGGTATTTTAGCATAGTTTTCCTCCCGTTTTATTCCGCATGATTACTTTCAAGAAGTTCTTCGACGGTGATTCCGAATACCTTTGCAAGGGAGATAACCTCAATGTCAGTTATGAAACGCTGACCGGATTCCATGCGCTGGACAGCGTTCTTGTCGATGTCCAGACCTACGACCTGCAATCTGTCTGCAAGCTCTCGCTGGGATATTCTCAGCGTCTTGCGGAGCTGTGCTACCTTTACTCCAGCAATATTGTTTCTACCGCCGGGTGTGCGATTACTAAACATGTGTTTTCCTCCTGTTAATTATCTGATGTGCTTTCCGGGTCGAACAGTGTCATTTGATTTGGGTCGGGCGGTGCATTTTCTTCGTCGAACCTATCTTTACAGCAAGGACCCATTCCGTTTCTTAAGCCGAACTCAGACGTGAGTAACCTCCCACACCTGATACACTTTGTAGCTTTGATTTCAAATACATCGACCTTTGTTTCTTCCGACATATTCGTCCCCCCTTTCCTATACGCTTTCTGCAAGGGTGATTCTGCTTGCTAGGGCGCGAACCCTGGTATACCCGTTCTGGTCGAGCAATACTACCGAGCGCTGCTTGTTCCTGTTGCTATCAAACCATAAGATATATTCCAGAATTTCCTTGTATACCACGCCGTCATAAACAACGGGGAGCCGCTTTTTTGCGGCTTCTATAATTTCCTGCGATTCCATGGTAGCCTCCTATCAGAACGGATAATCGTCCGTAGCAGCATTCGCGAAATCGGCTGCGGGAGCCTGCTGTGGAGCAGGTGCGGAAGGTGCAGGCGCTGCCGCCTGTCCGCTTGTATTCTCGCCAGATTTCTCGCCCGTGAAGCTCACGCGCTCAGCGTTTACCTCGTACCATGTGGACTGCTTTCCGCTCTTGTCAGTGTACTGTCGGGTCTGCATCTCTCCCTCAATCAGAATCATGCGTCCCTTGCCGAAATATCTGTTGACAAACTCGCCCGTAGTGCGCCAAGCGACTACGTTGAAGAAATCCGTCTTGCGTTCCTCGCCGGACTGCTGAAATCGTCTGTCAACAGCTATTCGGAACGTGCAGACATTAATGCCGTTCGGCGTGGTTTTCAGCTCCACGTCAGAGCAGATACGCCCCATAAGTATAATCTTATTCATTTGGCTTCCTCCTGTTTTTCATCTTTTCAAAATAAAATGTAACCTTTCTGGGCTTCGGAATAACAAGCCCAAATCTAACGGCATTGCGATATGTAACGCTGCTCCGGTTCAATGTGTCGGGCATTTTCTCAACGAATTTTCGAAAAACTTCAAGGCTGCTTCCACCTTTGTAGTGGTTACAGCTTTTGCAAGACGGGAGCATATTGCACTCTCTATCTTCGCCACCGACGTGCAGTGGAACAATGTGGTCTATTTGCATTTCGTTATATTTGAGTTCGCAACCGCAGTAGGCACAGTGACCCTCAGTCTTTCTGAGTATCTTTCGGCGCTCATCTTTCGACAACCTACGCCGCTTGTAATCGCTCATTGTGTACCTCCATCTGTAAGTATTACCCCGACTCTCGGTGTGTCCGAATACCATTTTTCCGCTACAACCTCAACCACCACCGCGTCGTCCTTGTACGCATATCCGTTCAACGCGTCGAGAATAGCCTTGATAATGTTGTCCATATCCGGCTTAACCATGGGTCTAACTTTCCCCGCCAACATTTTTTCGCGTTCTGCTTTTGTAGCGCTCTTGGGAATAGGAAAGTATGCGATTATGCTTGCTTTGACAGCTCCGCGCAACGGCGGGTCTAACCGGCATTGTGATAGGTAACTGGTGCGTACTAGCGCTTCGTAGCTCCTGGTCTTTTCTGGGGTATAGGTTATTTTATGACGGCTGTCAAATCTCGGTCGTGCTTTGCCCTGCGGCTTTCCTGATACTACAAAACTAATCACGTCTGCTCTCCCTCCTCAATAGCTGCCTTTGCTTGGTTGAAGAACTCACAGCGGAGGCTCTTGGAAACTCCCGATTTTCTTGCTCCCTCGTAGTTAATGCTTTCCGCGTTTGTGCAGAACATATACTCCCTGCCGCACTCCGTTTCCCGCCTGCAAAATTCGCAGTTGGCGCAGTTCTCTCCCTTTTCGACGAGTCTATCGTATTCCCATATTGCTTCTTGGCGTTCGAGTATACACTTCATCAACTCCGCCTCTTTCTGCTCTGCGACGATTTGCTCAATATATCCAACAATCTGTCCAGGAGAGGGGAAGAAGCCTTTTCGGTCGTTGATGATAAACCGCTTAATCGCCTCCCGCATTAGCTGCTCAGGCACGTGCTTGAATATGTCGTACCACAATTGCTGTAAGGCTTGGACTTCGTATTCGTCGTAATTTCTTACGATTGTCGGAAATGCTGTTTGCAACACAAGAAGTTGTTCGCTTATGGTTTCAATCGGGAGCGCGTCCTCCGTTTGGATTGATAGCCAGGTCTTGTCTGTCGGGACAATTTTGTATTCGTCACCCATTGTCGCCGCCTCCGTTCAGAACAGCGTTTATAAACGGATTTCGGCTCTTGGTTTGCTGTTCCTGCTTAGAGCCTCCCGGCGGTTTGGTTTGTGCCGTCTGATTGTGTTTCGCCTTTTCTTCGGTGTAACTTGCAATTACCCACGAGAGAATAGTTCTGTAATCGCTGGCGTATTTCTTCCCTGTTGAGCCTTTGTAGTTATCCAGCTTTTGTATGCACCACTGTGTAGCTTCTTCTCCGTATTGCTCGACAAGCTTGTTGTATTCCTCCTCCGTCAGGGTTACGAAGTCTGCGTAGTTTTTCTTGTCGGGAGCTGCCTTAGCTGCCTTTTTGGACTTTGGAGATTTACTTTCGCTGGAGTTGGTGTGCGCGACTGCCATATTCGTTTCCGTTACCGTCGAGGTTATGGTATTCGTATTCGTTATGGTATTCGTATTCGTTATAGTGCATGGATTTGCATTGTGCAAATCCATGCAAGTGTCGCCGCTTGTATCGTTTTGCATACCGTTTGCATTGGTTTGCACATCGGCATTATTGTCTTGCATTGGAATTGTGCTGCCATACTCTGCCTGCTCGTTGCTGTTGTCGTCGGTTGCCTGGCTTTGCCACCGCGACTTTGCGCTTTGCTTTCGTTTGCTTGACAATTCGGCAGCTCTTTTTACCTGGGCATTTACCAGCGTGAATATCGCGTTATCCGACGCGTCCATTTGCGGTAATTCTTGTCCCGTTGTATCACAGAGTATTGCCGTAAGTATGCGCCCGCGCTGTTCCTCTGGTAAGGACAAAAGCACTCCAATTTCGGTTTCGTATAACGTTACTGCTACTGCCACCTTGCATTCCCTCCTCTCTAATGAATATAAACTTGCACGCCCGTCGCTCTTTGCACTTCCTGCTTGAACCTCTGTTCATTGCTGTTGTTGTCGGAAAGGTGGACGAGATGTATCTCTTTCGCTCTTGATATGTCATTAGCTTTGAGAAAGTTCAACAGCCTTTCAAGGCTTAAATGGTTCTTAGCGATTCTGGCGGCAAGCTCCGGCGATATTACGCCTCTGCTCACGCTTTCGAGTAGTTCGCGCTCACCGTGGTTGCATTCGACCACGAAATAATCAACGTTGGAGAAAGAGTATCGTACATAGGCGGTGTCTATGAAATAAAGCAACTTTTCATGTGTGTGACTGCTATAAAGCAGATAGCCAAGTGGCTCGGCTGCGTCATGCTTTACGTCAAATCCCATGATGTCGAATGTGCCGACCGAAAAGCTGGTAAGAGGTGATACTGCCTTGTACCTGTGTCCGTCTGCGTTGATTGCTCGGAGCGTTCCCGTGCTTGCGTATATATCAGTGCCGCGCTTTGCGAGGTCTTTGCAGGCTTTGCTATGGTCTTGGTGTTCGTGCGTAACAAGACACGCGGAAACGCGAGAGAGCGTAAAGCCGCTCCCACGCTCCAAGTCTTTGATTGAAATTCCTGCGTCCAGCAGGAGCGCGGTTTTGCCGTCGCTAATCAGCGTGGCATTGCCGCTGCTCCCAGACGCTATAACCTTTATATCCATATCAAAAATCGGGTACTTCGTATGCTTCGTCCGGTGTTGAGTAGAACTCCGGCTGTTCCTGCGCTATCGGCTGGGGTTCGGTCTGAGCCGGTGCAGGCTGCTCAATTGGGGCAGGAGCTGGCGGAAGTTTCTGCGGAACTGGCTGCGGAATATCTATTGGTGTTGTATTAGCGTTTTCATTCGCCTCACCGTCAATTTCCGCCTGCGCATATACGACTTCGCGCTCCTTGAAGTGCTGGAAGTCGTCGTCGAGCTTTGCGGGGTCAATAGGTATATGCTTTTTGCTGTAAACCTCGCGAACTATCGTTTTCCGAACCATTTCGTCGAGCCAGCCCTCTGCATTGCTCCAGGTCTTGCTTCCATTTTCCCAAACCTGAACCTTTTTGCCGGTCATTTCTGTTCCCCAGAACTCGGCGCTGCCCTTTTGCGCCCGCTTTTTAATATCTTTCAGAGTTGTTATAACAAGCTCGTTTTTGTAGGGGTCGTCGTACTCAATATATCCGAATCCTCCAACGATGTCCCCTCTATTAAACGGCTGTGTTATTTCAAACTCGTATGTGTCGTATGGGTTTGTCCTGCTCTTTTTTATCGCCTTGAAGTTGTCCGTGCTGTAAACAACCTCTATCGTGACTGCTTTCGGAGGAACAAGAGCGTATTTTACCGCCTTGTACTGCTTTCCCGCGTACCCCTCCATAAACGCTATATCATAGCAGCCTTTCTTCTTGTTGGCGAACGGAATAGGGTACAGATGTGCTTCTTCCTGCATATCCAGTCCCATTCTGGCGGCGTGAACCGCGTCGAGGGCAAGGTCTGCCATATTAACGTGCTGCCAGTCGTAGAGTATAATGTTGTCGTACTGATGATTGGTGTTGCTCTCGTTCTTCGCCAATCTCTTAGACTCAGCCTCTTTCAGCAATCTGTCAATGATGATGAAGTAGCCCTGTACGAGGCGCTTCTGCTTATCGCTAAGCTGGATAGGATTTGCCGTAGCTGCGCCGAACTCGCTTATTACAAGATTTGTGAACCTCTGCGAGGGTGTCGCCACAGGCGCCGCAGGTTCCTGTTCCGCAGGCGGTACCTGCTCAACAGTGGTGGGGGTCTGCTTGCTTTCGGTTTGTACCATAATAAATTCTCCTTTCAAAATCAAAGCGTTTCGAGCCTAAGCTCATTATCGCTTTCACTTACCACAAGCCTTATGAGTTGTCCCTTTGTGGGGATAATATGAGTAACGCTTTCCGCGTTGTCAACAAATATCGGGAGTTCAACTCCGTAATGCTCTCCAAGAACACCGATAATTTCTATGCCGGCATTCAGCCGCGCCGCCTTGTTTGCGTCGGAGAACGGTACAAACGCTCCGGTGGCGGTAGGGACAAGAACATCGCATATATCTTCTATTCCATCATTCGAGGTGTTCTGTTTAAAGAGCTGAAATTTAACGGTCTTGAAATGCTCGTGAAACTTGTCGTTTAGCAGAGCCGATTTAACACGCGTGAACTTCTCACAAAGGTACATTGAGCGTTCCGCTTCTCCCAATTGTACTCCAAGTGATTTTTGTTCCTGTTCCAGCTCAGATATTCTCGCTTCCTGCACAGTTTTGGTTTCGAGTGCTGCGATAGAAGCGGTTATGGTTGCCTCTTCTGCTCTCAAATCCGCTATACGCGCGTCTATGCTGTCAGTCCTGGGCGCTTCGCATTCTCGACTTTTCAACTCATCAATCGCCGCAGTGATCTGCTTATATTCATCGGTCGTTTCGAAAGGCGGAAGTTTACTTGCTTCCACGCCTTTTTTATATTCATCAAGGCAGCTGTTGAGATTGGCAATCATTTCTTTTTTGTTTGCAACAGCAGCTTCCAGATTAGCGACCATCTGCTGCTCTGCGGCAAGCATTTCCTTTGAGGCTTTCGCTTTACCCTCTGCAATCAAGCCATTCATAGCCTCTGTAAGCGCAGTAAGGCGGTTACTCTTGCGCTCATTAAAAAGTGATTTGAGGTCCAGAACTCTGCTTTCCGGCAGGGCTTGTCCGCACTTATCGCAGACTGCGGAGGTTTCGTCAAACTGCTCACGCTCAACCTCTGCGTATTCCACCTGCTTTTCTTTGTGAGAAGTCATAATCTGTTCGCGCTTCTTCTCAATATCAGCTACCCGCTGCTTTGATTGCTCTAATGTCCGTGTATTCTGCGACAGTTCGTTTTCTTCAACTGCCAGCTTTTCCCGAATTTCCTGGACTTTTTCTAATGCCGCGTCGGTCGCTTCACGCTGCCTTTCCGAATACCTCGCCCTGGCTTCCGAAAGAGCCGCGTTTTTCTCCGCTATCTCCGTCCTTGTATGTGCTTCCTTGTCATTTCCTGCAATGATGGAGGCGCGTTCTTTCTCTGCTTCGGAGATGGCTTTTCGGATATCTGCCGCCCGATGTTCCATAGACTCCTTGCTATCGGTCGGGAGCTTGTCCGGTATAGCCTTGGTAGCTTCGTCAATTCTCGCGGGAAGCAAATCCAGCCTTTTTTTGACAGTCGACTGCTTTGCCTTGACTATCTTTTTGTACTCGGCAACGGAGTTGTTTCCCATTAACAAAGACAATTCTCTAAGCTCTGTATCGGTTTCCATTATTTCCGAGTCGGATATATTTCCGCAGATTTCAAAAAGAATTGCAAGGCGGTTTTCCCAGTGAAGCTGTTCTGCGAAGTAAGCAGGCATTGTCAACAGTTTTACTTTTTCGTCGCTGCCGAAAATATTCTTCCAGAATTCCTGGTACTCCTTTTCCTTTTTAGGGACACCATTAATATAGTAGTCGGTCGTATGCCCCGAAAGGATAGACTCAGCGCTGCCTCTTGTCTTTTTGTAAACTTCGTGGAATACGCGTCTGAAAGTTGTCGTAGTGCCGTCGATTTCGATATCGCACTCCACGCTGTGGTCGAGGTTGTGAGCCACACCCTCCGCCGTAATTGTTTTCGGCGAGAAGTTCGCACGTTCCTCTGACGCTTTGCCGAACAGCAGCCATGTAAATGCGTCAAACACTGTGGTCTTGCCCGTGCCGTTCGCGCCGTAGATGTTCGCGTCGTAGCCGCCGAAGTTGAATTCGGCTTTTTTTATCCCCTTGAAGTTTTCAAGGTACATTCTTATGAGTTTCATTCCTGTTCCTCCTTGTTGTCCCCGTGGTAGTAATAACATTCCACATCGGGAATTGTGTAGTAGTCGCTCATAATGTTGCGTTCTTCTTCCCATTCCCTGAGCGCCTGCTCAATCCTGCTATCGAGGTTTTTGATATCCTCTCTGCTTGCTGCCGAAAAGAGGTCCTCTTCGGCACCGTAAATGTCGCTTGCTCTATCTTCAAGCTTTTCGATGATATAATCGCCTAACCCGCTTCCCACAGCTTCAATCGTGACACGCTTGCCTTTGCCAATGCAAACATAGTCACCACCATCGGTGTAGCCGTACTTGATAAGAAGCTCCTGCGCGATAGCGTCCAGCTCGTCGTGGCTTGGACTTTCGGGGATATCGCGTTCAATCTCCTCGAAAAAGTCGCCGCTATCCGCGTTAAAGCAGTAAAACCATTTAATGTCGTTCATGCTCCTTCTCCTTTATTGTTTCAAGAATTCCCTGGAGTATCTTTTCTCGCTCCTCGGGCGATTTCTCGCCTGCGTCTGTGAAATGGGTCATAATTTGTGCCCTCCCTTACTAGTCGAGCCATGCCCTTGGTGGCAGCTCCGCAATTAGCCGGTCAAAATAACGTGAATCTTTGCTGGAATCATTGAAATCTTGCTCCGCTGCTTTTTCGTAGGCTTCCTCAATGCCTTTTATAGTTTCCAGATATGACGAGTTTTCGTCCCGAAGAATGTCAAATGTCGCCTTTAGGTAGTCGTAACGGTATCTCAGATTGAGAAATGCCGCCGCGATTCCGAAGCACTGCTCCGCAGCCCTTAAAAGCTCCTGCTTTGTGAGCCTTGACAGCCTTTTTTCGGCTTCTTCCTGCGCAAGACCACCCTCATACGAGCAAAGCGTGAAGTAATCCTCCTCATAACTGTCGTATCCAAGCATTTTCACGCTCCCTCCAGCGACGCGGCAGAAAAAGTCGTCGAAGCATTTGCAGACATATTCCTCCGAAAGCATGTACGTAAGCCGCTCGCAGTCGCTTTCAAGGTCGGAGAACATCATGCGGAATTCGTATGCTTCTTCCTCATTGCCGTCTAACGCCGCAATTAGAGTATCTTCATCCCCCTCAGCAATCCACTTTATGTCAGAGCAGCAAGAGGATATATCCATCAGTTCGGCTTGTATATCAACAATAGTAAAGCCTGCCGCGATGCCTCTTTTATACCTTAACTGCTTTGCACGTTCTGCTCTTGTTTGTGCCATCTTGAAAACCTTTCCACTCATGTTATAATGAGTATGTAATCTCCATGCAGCCACCTCACGCGACAACGATCCGGTACGGGTCTACATCTGCGGATTCGATGTACGTCACCGCGCAATGGTAATATTTCGCGCTACGGTAGATAGGCGGAATTAATTCGCGCCAGTTACTGCTGGTGCATTCGTTAGAGCCGCTGGCTACGGAGGCAACTCCATCTTCCCCCGGCTTAAAGGATAATCTTAGCTGATCCGCGACGTAACGGCTTTTTGTCAGTATTATAAGGTATTTATTCATGTCTTTCCTCCAGTTCCTTACTGCTTTTCTTTTTGCTCCGTGAAAATCCCCCGGCAAGTATATATAGCGCGAGGGAAATTCCGAACGCGAGGAGCATTTCTTCACCGCCGAACGCGGTATATCCTCTTTCGGCGGTCGCTGCCAGCTCCATAAAGGGGTAAGCAGCTACGCTTACTATTGCGACGATTACTGCCGCTATAATACGCTTCTTCATCTTTATCACTTCCTTTCACTGAACTATGAAGCCTCTGCCCCAGACTGCCTTGCTGCCGCCTGAGCTGCGAAAGCTCTTTGCGCGTCCCTTGCTATCCTCTTTAAGATTTCGGGAACTTCTTCTCTTGGTCTGCAATAATCGGTCGCTATTCTTACATGTGTGTTGCCGATGTAAAAATCTCTTGCTACCTCTTTCGGCTCCAACTCTTTCAAGATGTTCATGCGCTCTACCCCTTTCTTTATAGAATTATGAGGACGTCGGAATGTCCTATGACTCCTCGTCGTTTGTGAGCTCTCTGCTTTCAAGGTAGGTTGCCGCGCTCAAAATCTTATTCGCGATTTCACGGAGCGTTTTCGCCTTGATTGTCAGCGTTTCTGCTTCCTCCGGAGTGATTATACCGTCACGGAGTATCGCCTTTACTGCTGCTCTCGTTTCGGTAATATCGTCGTCCGCCAGCTCCATTTGGAAGCTAACATCTCCGTCTGTAATCGGCTCTGTCAGCTCCGGCAGATATCCTGCGAGCTGGGGATTGGTGTAGCGTACATACCAGGTCGCGAGAAGCGGTGTCCTGTATACCTTTACCATAGCCGCCGCAAGCTCGGGGCTGACAGGCAAATGCCCGTTTTCGTACTTTGAGAGCGTGCCTACGTCCCCTATATTAAGCAGGACGATTGCCTGTTCCTGCGTCAAGCCTGCGTGCAGGCGACAAGTTTTGTAGTATAACTTGGTGTTATCCGCCATTCTGGCTTGCTCCTTTCTGTGGTATAATTGATGTAGTCAAGAGGAAATGCTCCGGTAGTCAACAAAAGTGCCGACGTACTCCCTGCTGATTATCCCCTCTTGCGCTTCATCACATAGTAGCTGCTCCTGCTCGGCTTCTCCATACAAGCCGATAAGATAGCCTGCTCCGTTGTTCCGTAGAGACTTGCAAGTGCCGGGATTTTTTCGAGCTTCGGCTTACCATCGCCGCGCTCCCAAATTGATATTGCAGCTTGGGTCACGTCAAGTGCCTTTGCTACATCAGCCTGTGTCAGACCCGCTCTTGCTCTCAGTCCTGCCAGTGTCGCCATCTCTTTGCCTCCTTTTCCTTATAATATAATAGTTTAATAAGTTGTGCTTCTATTATAGCAAAAGATTTTCTATTTGTCAA